AGTTTACGTTATCACTTATATAATATCTAAATATTCTGAGATAAACATGAACCAAACTCGGGGACATCCGAGAAAAACAGCAAAAAATAAAGATGGAGAAGAACTCCATCTTTATTTGTTCTTATTCTGAAATAAGACGCATCAAAGTCTCAAGACACTTTGAACGAGGTTCTTTTATATCGCTTATGGTCATATTTATATAAGTTTCCACCAATGATGATATATACATTATCTTATCAAACTCGTCAAAGCTAACCGTGCATGATTTGTCTACCATAATATTTCCATTTCTGCGAATATAGAAAACACTACCATTAGAAGCTACATATTTAGCCATCGGTTGTAATTCTATTCCGACCAATATTAATCTCTCTAGTAATTTTAAATCATACCCATCCTTTGTAAATGGTATTTTTATTTCTTTTTCATCATATGAAATTCTTCCGCAAGATACAATTTCATAAGGTACGCATGATTTAGCTAAATTTTTTATGGAAGCTGCAAAAGATTTATATGTAAACTCATCAAGAGCATCTTTCATCATTATATATTTTGCCTTGTAAAGATTGCAAACTATAAATGATGTAAATTCGGTGCACCAAAATGGTCTATATAATTTAAGAGAACTGTTTTCAACTTCCATTCTCACCGTTCCATCCAACCAAATACTTATATCAGATTTGAACAGCTTACTGTCTTCAAAATGACCAATATCTACGAATGGTATAGATAAATCTTTTTTAAGATAATCTTCATATGTCATAACTCTACATTCTGTTCTGAATACCCTTCTTTCATTACCACAATTTGTTTCCATAAAATTACCTCCTTAAAATACACACACTAGTATCACTTATATAATATCTAAACAATATGTATTATGAACTATAGAAAAAAATAAAGACCGGATATACCAGTCTTTATTTTTCAAGATTATTCACTGAAGAGCTTTTCAAACTCATCAATTTCAATCTCCTTAACGTCTCCGGTGAATGGATACTTGCGATTATGTATAATATCATCAACACTTTCAGAGACATGAATAAGTCTCTTCATCTCGCTGAAAGCAATCACTGAAGGTTGATATGGAGATACATATCCATTCATTGATATGAAGAATGGAAGTCCTCCAATTTCAATCTCCATTATCGGAGTGTAGTAGTTGCCCGATTTACAAATATCTTCGAGCAATTTAACGTTTACTCCGTTTTTGGATATGGGACACTGACCGAGTTCAACATCTCCTATCATGTCTTCATATACACAGTCAGGAAGACCACTACACCATGCATCATAAAGTGTACGTTGCAATGCCTCAAAGGTCTCCTTATCCGGAGAGTTGTTGTATATCGATGATATAATGCTCATCACCGAAAATACAAACCCATATTTATTTGGGTATGCTGATACTATACTGCAGAAACCGTAAGTGGTCCCTAAATGTATAGTGTTGTCAATATAGAACGATACATCGTTGATAACGTCCTCGTCATCGCTATAATGCCCGATAGTTACCAGTGGTTCAAGCCTTTTGTCCTTAGTGTTCTCCATAAATGTTTCATAACTAAGGAATTTCATAAATGATGGCCATGCTTTCATAATATACCTCTTCTTTCTTCGGATTTAATCCGAAACACCTTTTACATTGTATTCACTATTATAATACATTCCTGATATACACAACTTTTTAAAACTTTAGATTAATACAAATAGAAGGAGATACCGATAATGGGATCTGATGATAACAAGAAACAGATAATAACCTTTACAGATAAAGATAGGTTTAAACCTATACTTTATGGAGATCTATATATACCATCTTGGGTTAATGGTTTCTCTATTGGTGTAGAGTTTATATACAACTGGTTTCTATCAAAGTTTCCAAAGAACTTTTTTAAAACTATACATGTTGCAAACAAATCTCCATATGACGATTTCAGAAGGTTTAATGTTGGAGAATTAACTAAGAGAGAAAAGCCAGCATGTCTGATAACTTCCAATCTTCAGTATGATTTCAATGATAATATGAATGACCTGAACTACTATGGTGTAGATACTTATATAAGGAAGAGTGATTGGCAAAGATCGTTCTTTAAAGATGCGAGACATGGGCTTTATATATCTTACGATATGGAGACAATGCTCTTAAACTTCAATATCAGGGTAAGAGTACAGACAAGGTCAGAACAGCTCGATTTATACAACAGAATGAGAAAAGTGTTCAGAATTGGTTGTACAGAAACTATAGATCTTGATATGGATATCCATATTCCATATGAACTAATATTCCAATTGGCTTGTTTGGTAGGAGCTCCCGTAGATGTAAATGAGGAAGCTATTATAGATCCATATAACTTCGTAGCTTATCTTAACAGACATTCACAGTTGCCAATCTTATATAAGATGAGATATATTAATGGAAAACATGAGTTCTTTGTAAGAATGAGAAACCTTCCAACCCATCTAAACTTGACAAATCCATTAGATGCTGATGATGGGGAGAATGATGGACAGATGATGAACAACTTCAACATCGATATGCAGATTGTAATGAGACTACCGATTCCATCTTTGTTCTTATTATACAATGAAGGTAAACAAGTTAACAGTGTCCATACGGAAAGTTCTGAAGGTCTTACTGTTTACTCTATGAAAGTATTCGATATTCCTGATGTAAACTATAAGGGTTGGGATATGTTTGCTCATTCTAACTATGCAGCAGATGAAAACGAGAAGTATGTAGAATCCATCGATATACGAGAATTGTTCAAAGCACCGGTAAACTCTAAAGTCGGAACAGATTTAGACTCTATTATAGATATTGCTATAAAGGAAGGATTCTCTCCCGATAACTTTATCGATATTGCTTTATATACTTCTGATACAAACTCTGAATATGGAAGAACTAAGATCGATATAGACTGGGAGAATAGGGTTATAAAGATAGCAGAAGATATAAAGAACTTATACTTCTATATCGCTATCTATATCGACAGAGGCTATGTGAACAACAAAATTATCGATATAGACAAAGCTAATGATAGCAGACTTAAAACTTCCAGAAAGCGATGGATAGATCCTGATGCAGATGCTGCACCATATGATACAAATCCGGTCATAGAGAAATCTAAATACGAGAAATCTGAACCCATTATAACATATCCCCAGTATAGGAGAAAGAAACCGGTATAGGGAAATTCCCTATACCGGATTTTTAATCGTCTCCAATCATAGCAAACATGTCGGCAAGATTACCAACAACTTTTGTACCATTACTTGTAACGGTACTGGATTCATCATTATAAAGAATCTTGTTTAAGTCACTAATAATATTCGTTTCAAAACTGTTAGCAACTTTATCCAATTCTCCTTTATCAAGATTGTTATGCTTAGCATAAACTCCTCTACCAAAATCTGTCATCAGTAATCTATTGATAAACTCTTTATCGGAGTCTAGAATTTTCTGATTAAGATCTTCCATCGATAAAGTATTACCAGAAGATAGATAACCAAGCTGTTCATTTACGGATTGAGCAAATTCTGTATCATACGCCCCACCAAACTGCATTGAATCCAACTTAATATCATCTTCTAAATCTTCTTCCAATTCATAAGATGTCTCATTATAGTTATCATCGGTTTGAATCTCTGTCTTTAATAGATGGAATCTATTTACAAGATCTTCGCCATAATAGAATACATACAATGCCCATAGATAAGAGAATACTAAGTCATCGTGTGCATCATCATTATGCTCAGTCTTACCATTCGGCTTTACAACCATTGTACATAACTCATCATAGATTTCATGAGAACCAAACTTATCTCTATGATGTCTTACTCTCTGATGAAGTAGCTCTATCAGTTTATCTCTCTTTGGCTTGGAAGATGTTGATCCATATACTCTACACTTCTTAAGATTTCTCTTTACCTTAATACCATCATAGACCTCTTCTGTAGGTCTATCTTTGATTTCATAATAAAGATTTTTCTTTATAGAAGTCTTCAGAAGCATTTGCAATACAGATGAACCGAAACCTCCGTTGTTCTCTATATTTACAATAGCATTCTTAGCATAGTTGGTAACGAACTTGTAGATCAAATCTGCCAACTCTGGCATGGTTATAAAGTTGCTCTTGAATGTAGCTATAACCTTTGTAGTCTGAGAGTCTATTATAGTTATAGCAGAGCTATCCTTATTGATACCAGAAGAAACGTCGACTCCGATAATCGGTGGATATAAAGATCCTGGTGGTATAGCATCCCAGAATCTCATCTGGAATTGGTTAGCTTTTCCGAAGAATAACGTATATAATGGTTCCTGTTTTACATTGGTAGAAATGATTTCTAGATCGTCCTTATCAAACGGGTTGTTATCAGACTCTCTTGACCACTCTAATAAAACTTCTCGACGGATCTTTACCCAGTTCTTTTCAAGTAATCGAACCATCTCTTTGAAGTATTCTTCAGAAGATCCGAGCATCTTATAAGTATACTTAATATGCATGAATGTAGAATTATCATTTGCATCTATAAGATTCTTCAAATCTTGATAAGATAGATCGTAGAAGTTCTCATTCCACTCTGTAGCATTTAACCTCATTCGGTTAGCATATGCACCTTCTCTTGTAGTTAAATCTCCCGGTGTTGTAGTAATCAACATTCCGAATGGTGCATTATACTTACTAGCATTACTTGCAGCTTTAGAGAAGGCTGGTGCTGCAGCAGCATATACGATATCATTATATGGTAAGAAAGCAAACTCGTCGAAGAACTGTATCGCCATGGTAGCACCACGACCTGCTCCGTCTGCTAGAGAAGGAGTTCTAGCACCAGGAAGAGTTACGATAAGATTCTTGTTGATAGGATTCTGCAAAGTCTCTAATGTATTAGGAGCCTTTATCTGTTTACCGGTCATCTGATCTATAGCGGAATCCATCTTTAGATATGGTGGTAATTGATCTCGTATATTCTTTAACGATTTCAAGTTATCCTTTGCTCCAGAATGTTTCTTATGAGCAAATAGCATCTTTATATTTTTTCCACCAAAGTTAAATACCCATAGATACCAACATAATGCAGATACTGTTTTACCATGCTGTCGAGGGAACTCTACGAATTGGCTTATGTTATATACGAACATATAGCTCATCGCTAAGTTACCACGGCTCAGATTGTACGGAATCTCCTGTCCTTCGGCTGGCAGTCTCACTACCTCTCTAATGAAGTACCAGTAGTTTACCATACACTCTCTTAGTATCTTCATTTTCATTACTTGATTTAATGATGGATCTCTAGGATCAACACCAATTAAGTCTGGATCATATATTGATAAGAAGAACGAATTGTTCTTAATACCCTTTGCTTTTAAAAAGTGATGAACTTTCATGAAACTATTATTTGTAGTAGTCTCATGAATATACACTTTTACTTGATTGGGCACAATATTAGTAATCAAATTAAGTTTTCCTTTCATATTATATCAATTATTTGAAAGTGAACACTGATAAATGTGATTACCCATATTTTTGTCAAACGGAAGGAGAAAGTTTATGACGCAATTTTTACAAATTTTTACCAGCTCCCAAAATATTCCAGTTGAAATCGCAATTGCTATTGCTTTTATAATTGGATGGCTTGCTGGTAGACTATTAATGTTGGCGGAAAGGTTTAAAGTTGTAGCAAATCGTCGTAGATACAATGCCAAAGAAAAGGTTAACATCTACAACGATAAGCTTAAGCGTATGGATTATGCTGCAAGATTTATAAAGAAAGCCGACATTGATAGATTCTTAGATCTTGCTAGTTTGGATCTGTTCAAGGAGTCTTGCAAAGCTGCTATATTTGAGCAGTATCTGGATTTCTTTTTAACTTTAAATTCTGCTGGGGATGAAGATAGCAGAAAGCTTAAGCTCATTTTCGGTTATGATGGTATGTCTGATGAGTTAATTGATATTATTAGAGAAGGATTCGACGAGATCTATCCGGCAATCGAGAAGAAGCTTCCAAATAAGTATTTCAAACGTATTACCGATAATATGAATGAAGCTGAAGCTATCGAGAAAGATGCTAAAGAAGTTCTTGATACTGTATATGGAGGAGATCATGATGAAGATCCGGATGCAGATCCAGAATTACATCCAAGAGAGGATGTTGCAGAAACCACAACTGATGAATCTTACGCTTCTATCGAAGACATTGCTAAATACAACACTGTCGAAGATGAAGAATAGTGCTATATAAGGAGAAGAAGAATGACTACTACGGGATACACTGGCGAAGCGTTCGCCTATAATTCAGCAAAAAATAATGTTAATCCAGATATCCAATTAGCGGATATCCTGAGCAAGTTCAACTATGATTACATCAGTGATGTAATTGATAACTCATTGCAATCTATTCCAACAATGCAACAGCAGTTACCAAACATTGTTTATGGATATGGTATCAACTTCAACCATCTCTTGAATGGATTCACTGGAAATAGTAAAGAAATTAATGATACGAGCCGTACGGTTTATACAGATATCATTGATAAGATCTGTGCATTCTACAATGTGACATGTACCAACAATCCAGAAGAGATTGGAATGGATCTGTTCAATACTGCATACTATATGTATGACTTCTTTGTGTCAAAGTTCTTTGATAACATGATCTTATTCTTCTCTATGTATATCATCAAAGAGAGAGATAATATCATTTCCGGCTTCAAAGAGATTAAGACCAGCAATAGAGAAGCTGACAATATCATTCAGTATACTAAGCAGATTTTCAAGAGTGATAGTCTTGCATATATCTATGCAAATATTGAGTATGTTCTTTCCAGTATGGGAACATTTGATATTCCTCTTAATGATATCATTGATTACGTATTAGGAGAGAATACTACGGAATCCAATACCTTGAAGCTTATCGTTACCGATAACGGAAACTTCTTCAGAGATAACTATTACAACAGAATGATCAGAAATACTGATATTATTGCTGACATTGTTGTTGCTATCAGAATGTCTCTGCAGAAGTATGGTTCACAGTTTGAATAAGATTTAAAGGAGAATTTGCAATGGGTGAAAATAACACAGAAGAGAAGAAGCCAGTGGTTATGAATACGGTATATAATGCAGAGACTGGTGTAACAAATATCATCGGAGAAGCTTCTCCTGAAGAAGATAAAGCTAAGCTTGATCAAATGTGGGAATCTTTCTCTAGTGGAGAAGGTTCTGCTGAAGAAAAGATGAAAGCACTTCTTCAGGAGGATGGTGAGTTTGGTGCCATTAATCAATTGGAGGATATCTCTAAGCTTACAGCTATTGTGCAGGATATCAATGCTGGCAAGAAGATTAACAGTGCTTATGAAAAACTTCCATCTTCTATGAAGGGAGAAGTTTATAAGCTTGCTGCTAAAGCCGCTGTTCAAAATGGAGCTCCTGTAACAAGACAGGTCTTGAACTTTACTGCAAAAGCCGTATTAGAAGAACTTGCAAAAGAGTTCAATGCTAAGAATATGGGTGTAGATATCGATGAGATGTTTGCAAAGCTTTATACAGATATCAGAGAAACTACAGATAATCTTGGTAAAGAGACTGCTGATATGTTCATGTCTACACTTGAAGATCGCAAATCTTCTTTGGATGCGGCTATTCAAAAGGCTACAGAAGCTAATGATATGAAAGCCGTAGAAAAGTTTAAGCTTATTGAGAAAGCTTCTGAAGAATCTTTCACTTTAAATGACTTTAAGGAAGCTTGTAAGTCTATCAGAGTAAAGAAGTTCCATATGGAGAAGCCGAATAAGATTTACGATGACTTCAATTACAAATTCAGAAATACAGAATATCCAATCAATAACATCGCAGATTGTCCAAGGATTCTGGATGTTCATGGTATTGAGTTTAATGATGCTCTGAAGCTATGCTTGGCGTTCTGTATCTATTGTAATAATATGAAGCCGGAAAATTATGATGAGTATATCTTCATGTATTACTTCATCAGAAATATCATTATCTTAGATAGAGTTAATCACGGTAATGATCATTACGACCAGATGGATGAGAAGTCCAAGAACTATTATGATACTTATCTTGGTAACTTGAAAGAGGCTTTATCGAACTTAAAATAGCGACAACTGCTTGCCCAATAGGGAATTTCCCTATTGGGCTTTCTTCTTTCTTGGAAACTTTATAGTAATTAAATTATAATATAAGGAGAAAGACCATAAATGCTATTATCTAATGAGTATACCTTGATACCACACGTGAAGATTTTGCTAAAATATGATAACAATGTGGAGACAAGTGCTACATTAAAGGTTGATGATATTATTGTTTGTTCATATAGGGACCAGGATAAAAATTCCTCTATTACTGGTAAGATTGGTAAGATTGGCTATAAATTGAATAGCTCGTTAACCGCAGTTGAGCGGTCTATTTATCTTCAGATTGATGGTTCAAAAGAATATGCTGGGCAAGTAGTATATGTAAATATAGATGATATCGTTGGACTGAAGATTATCAAAACGGGATCAATGATATCTAATCCTGTATGTACAGTTGAAAATGAGAATCAATCTATTGCTCTCATTAGAGAGAATGATGAAGGTAAGCTGGAATATACAAAAAATGGTATTGATTGGAAAGGTGCAGAAGGAGCAACTCTTCATAATATCATGATTAGACGAAAGAAGAAACACCCAACAACCAACGTAGAAGTTTCTGCAGATCCTGTACCATCGGAGGAGCATCATAGCGACACATCTTTAGTAGAAGGAGAAAATGTATCTTCTGAAACATCTAATACTGTTACTCCTCCTTCGGAAAAGCCGGTTATTGTAGATGATGGATATGAAGAAGTTGAACTTACAGAAGAGTATATTGTCGATCTTATTGATAATAACCCATTGGTGTTATCTCTAAAAGAGAAAGTTGATAATATACATAATACAACAATTACACCAGAAGAGGAACATCATGAATCCCCGGCACCGGTAGATAATGGCTTAAAGGAAACTGTTGCCACAAATACGGAAACGCTGAAAACTCTTAAAGAGTCTGTATCTGATTACAGCACCATCAAAGCTACTGTATCTGCTTTAAAGGAGACTATAGATTCTCTTCCGGTAGAAGATCTTAAAACAATTAAATCTACGGTAACAGAACTTCAGCAAACTGTCAATGGTATCAACAACTCGGAGGATTCTTCTAGCTTAAAATCTACAGTATCTGCATTAAAAGAAAAGATTGATTCCGTTCCACTTAATGATCTTAATGGTCTGAAAGAGAAGGTTGAAACTCTATCACAATCCATTTCTGCAATTCCGGTTATGGTATCTTATAATAAAGATACAGAATTTTCTGGAACAGATAGTCAAGGATATTTCTCTAATACTGAAGAGAAGTTAGAAGTTATTCTTCCTGAGTTTAAGAGTTTTCTAACAGCAAACGTTGCTTTTCTTTTGAAAGCAGACACTGAACAGTTTGTGGATGGAAAAGTTACTGTGACTATCGATAATGGAGAAGATGAAAATACTGCAGTTTTCCACAAACAAGAAATCCAGATGAATGGGACAAACTTATCAAAGGTATGGTTTAATGCATCTTTTGCTGTATCTAAACCAACATCAAAGATTAGATTACACTTCGTAACCGATAACACTTCAAAAGTGTATGTATTATCACAGTCTAATGAAGATAGTAAAACCATTTCCGTATTCGGTACCGGAATGTGATTGCTTTATTTTTGTATAAAAATAGTAAGGAATCTTTGGGAACATGTAAAGTGTTCCCAAAGAAATTATTGTATATAGAAAGGAATCTATAAATGGCTGATAAATTGAGGAATGTTCGAATAAGTGTTGTGAATAAAGATTCACAATCATCGGACCCCGTGAATGTTATAACCTCTGCAGAGTCTGTCATTCTCGATGGGACAAATGTTAATATAAAAGATTATGTTGACGATAAAGTCAGAAATGTTCCTTCAACCCCATTGACAGATGTTGCTAGTGGAAAGGTTGTAGGAGAGTTAAGAGAAGAACTAACTGGACTGAGTAATAAGTTAGATACACTTCCGGAAACTGTATCTGCTTCTGTAAATAGTGAAGAGATTGTTGCATTAAGAAACAAGGTTTCCGATATGACTGCAAGTTTTTCCACTATTGCTCTTAAGGATAATTTGTCCATGACAAAGGATGAAGCTGGTCATTTAAGAACAAAAATGGACGAGACTACTGCTAAGATAGCTGCTATTGAAGAACAGTACGTGCCAGCAACAAGGAACGTTATTGGAACTGACGATTTTCCTCAAAATTTTGTTTACAACAAAAAGAAGAAACACAACATTAAAAATGTCTTAAATTTCTCTTTTGCTTTCTTGCTGCTTATCAGCTCTTTACCAAAATTTGTTATAGAAAACAGACTTTTGCCAACTTTTTCAAGAGGCTTCATCTTTGGTTTTGCCTTTACCTGTGCAGTGGTTGCCAAATACGTTAGAGCCCAGTCGGCACGGTTTATATAAGTAGGTGTCCCTCTTTTTATCCTTTGCAAAAGATCTTCATCGTTTAGCTTAAACTAATTTATTATAAATTTGTAAATTTCACTTCTGTTTGTATTGTTATTTTGTGCTACAAATTCTAAAATGGGCAGCATCATCTCTTTATAACTTGGTATCATTTTATGTCCTAAAAAATGAAGTTGTTTG